CCAGCGAGAGAATCCTGTGCGATGGCGACGACTGTCTGATTCGAGCGCGGCACGTCAACAGCTACCTGAAGCCTTTCGACATCACTGCGAAGGACCTTCGAGGATTGCACGCCAACGAGGAGATGCGGGTCCACCTTCAGGACATCCGTAAGAAGGGGGAGAACCTTCCTCACCCTCGCAAAGAGCGGGACAAGATCCTAAAGGCTGAGTTCAAGGACGCGCTGGCACTTGTGGCTGTGGCGGTAGGCCATCAGGCTTCCACTCTTAGGTCCCAGTACCTCGTACCGGGCCTTGAGAAAGCCTACATGAAGGATGGGACTGTCATTGAGGACCTCGCAAAGCAAGCTGCACTGGAGCGTGATGCAGGTCTTCGGCAGTGGCTCATGGGCTTGCTGGGGAAATCCACTATCGTCAAAGCCATCTTTGATTGGGGCGAGCAGCGTGTAGACGGCCCTTCGGACTTCCCGAGGGGGATGGTTCCCGAGGGCTACATTTGGCAGATAGGCGACAGTTGGTATTCCACTCTTGGAGAGGGGTTCCGCGTTCGGAAGTACCGGTACGAGAAGGATGCGGTTCGAGGAATCCGGTTTGCCCGTGTGGCTTTTCTGCTTCAGGCCAAGCAGGCAACGAAGTCCACTGGCGAACAGGAGGACGAAGAAGCCAAACGTCTTGTTCGCAACTCTCCTAAGAAGAGGCCACCCCGCGTTGATTTAGAGCGCAGGCGTGTTTTGGACGAGGACATCGAGCAAGATCCCGACCAGGACCAGGAGAAGAAGGACACCTCCCACAACTTCAAGGACATCGCGGCTGCGATGGCCGCCCGCCGCGTAGCTTTCCGCTATCGCCAAGCGGAGGAGTTCACGGAACAGGAGTGGAAGACCTACAAGGAGAAGCATCCCGGAGCCAGCAAGGACGACCACGAGATCCGCTCCGTTGGAGGAGAGGGGGATGAAGAAGAAGCCAAGGACACCTGGGCAGAGCTTTCCGACGACGAGAAGATGGAGGCCATCGAAGAGGGGGCCAAGGACGAGTTCGCCAAGATCAAGGAGGAGTTCCCCGACGCGACCCTCACCGAAAATGAGGTGACGGACATGTTCTTGGAGCAGGGGGCGAACGACCAAGATCCCTTCAGTCCTGCTTCAGTGAAAGAGCGACGTGACAAGGTCCTTGGAGAGGCTGAGATGGACTCAGCCACCAACAACCTCGTTCTCTTGACTCAATCCTTTGGGGGGAAAGAGTCTAAGAAGGTTGAAGAGGCTCTTTCGGGTTTGGAGGGCGATGACCGGGCTACGTTCTTGGACTCCTACCAAAAGGTTCAGGAAGCCTCGAAGAACCGGGACTCTGAAACTCGTAAGAACCCGAAAGCTCGTAAAGAGTTGCTGGACCTCATCGAAAATCTCGATGAGGTCATGGAAGCCCTCGCTTCCGCGAATCCTCAGACTATTGGCGAAGTCCTCGCTTTGTTCGAGTACGCCACCAAGGTTCTTTTCAACCCGGCACTTCTCGACCCGTCAAATCCGGTATCTGAAGAAGGGGCTGCGGTTTCTGGGGAGGCCCTGACCAAAGCACGGGAGAGAAGCGGTGTCCATGCTGCCACCGCCTTTGATCGCTACAAGGAAGCCACCCCGGAGGAACGAGCACACGCCAAGGAAGCCTTGGCGATGCAGATGGAGGACCTTCCTGAGGATTCTCCTAAGAGCATCGAGCTTCAGGGTGTCATTTCCGGCCTTCTGGCTGCATCTGCCGTTCATGACGGCGAAGAAGCAACGGGCGTTGGGCCAACGATGCAGCTTTTGGTCAAAGCCCTTGATGCGGCAGGAGAGGTGGGTGTTGGGGGAGCTTTGTTCGCCCCTGTTGGGCAGGACATGTCCACCCCGGAAGTGCGGGACAACATTCGGAATGCCCTTTCGGGGGTCTTGGACTCTGATTGGGAGAGCCTTGTCGATAAAGACGACCCGATTTACCCCATCGCAGAGTTGTTGTCTGATGATGATGCGGGGTTGGGCATGGAAGATCGACAGTTCTTGAGGACCGTCATCGCGGATTACCTGACCGATGAAATCACGGTTGTTGAAGAAAAGAGCCGTGGGGACCACACCAAAGAAGAGCCGACCAGCGGAGACGTGAAGAAGGACCTCAAGGAGCGCCGTAAGAAGGACAAGTCTCGAATCAATAGCGCCCTTTCAGAGGCTAAGGCCGGATTGGATCAGGCTCTCATTGACGAGGCAGAGGGTAAAGGTGAAGGCAAGGGTGAAGGCAAGGGTGAAGGCAGCGTAGGCGAGCCTCAGTCTGCTGCTAAGAAGGGTTTCTTCTCGGCATTGCTGGATATTCTCTTCCCCGGCTCCATCCCGAAGAAATGGCAGGATGTTCTGGATGAGGACGCTTCCCCTTCCACAGATAAGAAGGCTTTTGCTCACTATGATTTGAATCCGTGGGACACTTCCAAACTTCCAGCGGGACGTCATGTCCCGCTGGATGCGCGGTAGGGTTCCTATACACCAACCCTATGAGCGAGACTTGCACTCGCTGGAATCCCTGTCCCGACAGGAACCCCTTTTGGAGAGTCACCATGGCCGACAATCTTACCCGGCACGGGGCACGGACCCTTACCGAGTCCCTTGACCGTATTGCAACCGCCGTTCAGCACAATGCTGCTGTTCTGGGACTTCCCGGCAATATCGCCCAGGACTTCGCCTATCGGTGTGACCTGATTAGCGATGCAGTTGAGAAGACTGCGGCCTCCAACTTTCCCTCCAAGGAAGCGGATTTCGATGCGGCTTCGATTGGGGCTGAGGTTCCGGGACCCTTGGTTGATGAGCCACCGGACCCCCAGATTGATGACCACTTCACTCAGGACAAGTTCCATGAGCTTGGGGACATGGAGGAAGCCGCAGAGAAGCTCGCCTCTCTGATGGTGGAGGCTGACCATGTGCTGGAAGCAGTGATGCCGACTGTCCAGGTGAAGGGCTTTGCTGGCTTCACCAATCAGATTCGTCGTTTGGATGAGCTATCCAACGAGATTGAGTTGCTGGAGCGGGAGCTTGAAGCAGCCACTCAGGGCTTGCTTTCACGCAAGAAGGATCTCGACAAGGAAATGAAGAAGGCCGTCCAGGAACTCAAGGACGACTACAAGGAGAACCTTTCAGCACAGGGCAATGTCGTCATTGAGCGCAAAACTGCTTTGGTGGACGCCCTGGCTCGATTGGCGGTGGTTGCTCGTAAGCGGACCCCCCAGATGGTTCGGGAAGAGATGCTGGCGGTTCTGGCTAACGAATATGGCGCAAGCATCATGGACCGTATCCCGGAACTTGAATCCGCTCTCCGTGAGGAGAGGAAGACCCTTACGGTGTCCTTCAAGGGCTTTGAGTTGATGGCTCATGCGCCTTCCCCAACAGCTTCCGTGAAGCAGGCTGGGATTTTGGACAAGATTGTCCGTTTCCGCGAATGGCTCCTTGGAGGTCTTCGCCGCATCCTGGCTCTGGGCACCCAAGCCACCCGCCTTTTCAAGGGTGTGGGCCAGAAGATGGATCGGGATACCAAAACCTTCTTGAAGGAGCTTGGTGCCTACGAGAAGGAAATGGCGAAGGCGGCCACACAAGAGCATGGCTTTGACTTTTTCGCTGAGTAGCTGGAGAGGCCGTGTCCAAAACTGCTGTCAACAATGTCAACTGGCAACAGAGAGCCACCGAGTTCTCTGTAGGTGATCTCGTGGGCCTTTTTGGAGCCTATGAGTCCCAGTCAGGCCGCGTAACAGCAGTCTGGCCTGCTATCGGCATGGTTGATGTCGAGATGGCAGTCGGGAACAAGCGGTTTCCAGCCGAAGAGCTTCAGCGGTACGACAATGAAACGGGAAATGTGGTCCCACCCCAAACGGATTCAGCCGCAGTGTCCCCCACTGTTTCAGTTCCCGGAGGCCCTTACAAGGAAGCCTCTGTGCAGCGGGTTGCCGAAGCTGCTGTGCGTAGAGCCTTGTACTGGGCTTCCAAGGATCGTCAATACCGGCTTACGGGTGCCGAGTCAGGCGGGGGTCCGATTGGCTGTCCTAAATGTAAGGACGGGACGTTGAAGAAGGCCATCTACAAGAGGCGCGACGGTGCAAGCGAGCGTCTCATGGGTTGCCCCGGTTGTCTGTTCCTGATCAAGGAGTTGGACATTGTGAACTATTTGGGGAACCACTCAGAACTCGAAGTCGAGGCTGGAGTCTGAGATGGCGTTTATGAAGCACGCAAAAGCGATGGTGGTTCATCCACGCACAAATCCTGCTTCTTGGGATAGCTGCTCTTTCAACAAGGCTGCTTCTTCTGGAGCGTCTCGTGACTTGTCCGCTCAAGCCAGTGAAATCCTGGGCACAGCTTTCAACCCAGACCAGTACCTGCTCACACACTGCACCATCGTCGGCTCAGTGGAAGTGGACCCAGTTCCTGGGGCCAAGCTGGGTGCCGTGAAGGTTGGCAGCAAGACCATTGACCGCAAGTACGGGGACTTTTACATCAAGCCTGAATCATCAGCGATGGTGAATAACAACGGGGACTCCTGGAGTCGTGCCGTTCTGTTGAAGTCCTACCGCACCTTTATTGGGGCGCATAACTTCCAGGAGCATGTGCAGATCGAGGAGCAGTCCAAGGGCCGCATCATCGACGCCGTTGCTCGTGATGTTGGAAGCTCTCTTTACATCGACATCCTGGTGGCTACTGACCGCAAGCACGCTGCCTTGGTGCAAGACATCGAAAGCGGAAAGATTGCCACCCTTTCAATGGGCTGCACCACCGACTTCACGATCTGCTCAAACTGCGGGCACGTCGCGGCTGATGAAACTGAACTCTGTGACCACATCCGGTATGCAAAGCTCAACACGTTCATGGATGACCAGGGGAACAAGCGGGTCATCGCAGAGCTTTGCGGGCACTCAGACTACGACGACGTTGGCGGCGTTCAGTTCATCGAAGCCTCTTGGGTAGCTACCCCTGCCTTTTCTGGTGCCGTGATGCGGAACATCCTGAGTCCCTCAGAGGCCACAGCCCAAACAAAGCAGTTGGAAGAGGTGCTTTCGACACCCCCTCAGCAGTGGTCTGAAGACTCTGTGGCAAAGGCCGCATCGACGGTTCATGCGTTTGATTTCGGAGGCGGCGGCGAAGAAGGCGGCGAAGAAGAAAAGCCTGAAAAGCCGACAGATCCCTTCTCCGCACTGGAGGAGAGCCTCTACGACATGGTCAAGAAGCGCGTGCAAGACCGCCTTGAGAAAGACATGTCAGGGGCCAACGTGGAAGAGGCGCTGGATCACCCAGGTTCGCCCTCTACTTGGCCCAACGACACCCTTCAAAAAGAGGGCATGGCTGCCCGGTACAAGACCGCCATCCAGACGGTTGTGCGGGTAGCCTCCTCTGACGCAGCCCTTGTTGATGGGGTTGCGGCTGTCAATGCTTCCTACGGAGTCAAAATCGGACGGGATATTTACCGTGCTGTTTTGGCTGCTGGATCCCCTTCGAGCCATTCTGACTTGAAGTCCTTTCTGTCTGCTTGTCGTTCTGCGGCTGGTAGGCAGATGTCCCCTGCCGAAGTTCGGGTTGCAATCCGAGTCGGCTATCTGCTTTCCCGACAGGAAAGCAAACCCACTCAAACTGTTACCTGAACACCTAAGGAGTCCGACATGAGTCGTGAACGAATGACCTGGAATGAGGGGACCACCGAGGTCCCCGTCGATGACAAGCAAGCCGCTGAGGCTCCCGCTACCCCTGGCGAGGGACCTGCCAGCCCTGCATACAAGGAAGATCCTGCCCAGGATGCCTATGCCAAGGGTGATACTTCCTCGTGGGCCGAGGACCCGAATCCCCCGCCGTACTCAAATGGCGAGGCTCCTGCGGTTCCCAGTGAGAAGCAGGCGGCAGACGTTTTGGAGCGCAAGGCAGCCAAGTGCATTCGTCTTGCCACCGCCATGCTTGGTGGAGATGCTTCCGTGGAAGCCATTGAGGACCAAGCTCTTGCTTTCATGGACATGGATGATTCCGCTATCGGTTCTTCTTTGAGCCGTCTTGCAGAAGACGAGGAGGAGAAGGGGGCCGAAGCAGAGGCCGCCAAGACCATCCAGGAAGACAAGGAGCACGCTGCCGAGGCAAAGAAGGCCGATGATTCGGCTGACGAGGCCATTGACGACGACGATGCCAAGGCTGCGGAAGCGGATCTGGCGAAGGAGTCCTCCGAGAAGACGGGCTACGAGGATCGTCTTGCCAACATCGAGAACGCTCTGCGGTCCCTGGTTCCTGATGCCTTCCCTACCAAGGAGGCTCTCCAAGTCGCCCCAATGGGGGACGACGAGGAAGCCTTCACGATGCCGATGGATGAGGACGAGGCTATGCTCGACGTCATGCTCGCTGAAGAGGGCATGAGTGATGACCCCGAAGCCATGCTGGCCGCTATGCTGGCTGAAGAAGACGATGCCGAGGCTTTCACCACAGACCCTGGACAAGCGGGCACGATGTCTGCTGACCCCGGTGAGGGTGAGGGCATGGGCGATGACCTCCTTGTTGAGGATGTCGCTGTTGCCGACCCCGAGGTCGTGATGGTTGAGGACATGGTGGCTGACCCGATGGGCGTCATGGCTCGTGAACTGGACGCGAAGGACAGCGAGATGCTTGCTGTGCTTTTCGGCAAGGGCGCGGCTGAGGACAAGGAGGAGAAGGAGGATCACGATGAGGGTGCCGTCAAGGATGACGAGGATCACATCGAGGACCTCGAAGAAGACAAGGACGAGGAGGAGAAGGACCTGAAGAAGGAAGAGAAGAAGGCCGCTCAGAACCCGCAGCCCAAGAAGGCCAGCACAGGCGCGAAGCGTCTGGGTGGTGTCTCGAAGGAAGCGGCCTCTGAGGTCAGCAACCTCTCTTCGCTTTGGGAATCCGCTCCTGATGTGAGTCGGTTCTTCAACTAAACCAACAACCTTTCCCCTGAGCATGGAGGGCAACTTTCACGCTCAGGGGGTCCAGGGTTTCTCCCCAACGGGACATAAGAGACCTTCGGTTCAATAGATACTTGATACACCGTCTTATAGTTAGACGGTTTGCGTCTGGCTGAAAGGCATTCTGCCCAACAGTCGTCTTTACACCCCCTTCCTGTAAACAGGGAGCACGGCAGGAGAATAATCATGCCTTTGCTTGGACAGGCGAGTGGTGGGTGGACCGAGTCATCCTCGGCGCTTCGCATTCTCAATCTGGGAATCCGAAACTCCGTGGGCGTTCTCTCGAACGACTCTTTCACTCAGACCAACCCGCCAGTAGTTACTGCGACCTCATCCATTAGTTCCAATGTGGACACCAGCGTTCTTGGTGCTCTCAGCGGTTCTGTGGCAATGACCCGACCCGATGCGGGCGTCAACTTCATCGGCCCCAACGCCGAAGGTGTTGGTGCAGCGAACGAACTGTTCGTGATGGCGCTCGGTATCTTCATCAACGACGCTGTGGGCAACGCCTACGAGAACACTCCGGGTCCCGCGAGTGGCAAGGGTCCGTATGTTTCCGGTCAGGGAACCTACGCTTCCGCGCTGTTCGAGACTCAGTTCTTGGCTGCTTCTGGTGCTGGTGGCGCTACTGGCGACACGATCACCTGGACAACTGGGATGCGGATGATTGTTTCCCGGAACAGTTATCTCATGCCTCTTTGGGACATTGTCAACGGTGGCACCTTCGCCAACGCTGGCAACAATGCTGATGTCGAGCACGGCCATGCTGCCGGAACCGAGACACAGATTGCCCTCCTCAAGATGCCCGCTGATGCCGTTCAACCTGAAATCGTCTTTGACCTTCGCGTCTGATAAAGGAGACTGAAATGACTGTCGCAAACTCTGTGAAGCAAAAGCTGATCAGCGACTACATTGGTACTCCTCAGGGACGTGCCAAGCTCGCTGCTTCGATGACTCAACCCCTGCGGCTTCGCCGTGACTACATGGCTGTGGGACGTAAGACGTTCCTGGTCGAGCAGTTGCCGGACGGTGCCCTGCCGATCTATGACAAGGACCCGGATGTGACCGCGTATGTCGTGGGCGAGGAAGGCGAGAACATTCTTGCCATCACCAAGCCCAGGCGTGTGATCTTCCCCTTGTTCGAGATCGCCTCGAATCCTGAGATCCCGCTGACTCAGATCAAGGAGCGTCGTTTCGATCTCATCGAACGCGCCCAGGATCTGGCTCGCGCTCAGATTCAGGCTGCCGAAGATGAGCGTGTGTTCGCTGTCCTCGATGCTATCGCAACCACTGGTTTCGATTCCATCGCTGGCGGTACGAACCCCGACACCCCGGTTGTTGCCCCGCTCAGCGGAGCCGTCCTCGCGGATGCCTTCTCGCTGATCGAGCGCCATGACCTTCGGGTTGCTCGTGTGTTCATGAACGCTCGTGACTACTCGGACCTCCGCAAGTTCGGTCGGGACATCCTCGACATCGAGACTCAGCGCGAGTTGCTGAAGACCGGTCTGATGGGAACCCTCTGGGGTGCTCAGATCATCGTCAGCCGCCTCGTGCCCGTCGGCACCGTGTATGTGTGCTGCGAGCCTGAGATGTTCGGTCGTATCCCCGTCCGTACTGAGTTGACCGTTCTTTCCGCAGATGACCCGAAGGCTCGCACCATCGGCTTCTCCTGCTTCGAGAACCTGGGACTCGGTGCCTACAACCCTCGTGGTTTGGCCCGACTGACCATCACTCGGTAGTCCGTAGTCGGTAACGACACCTGAAACCCCCGGTTGGTTCTGCCAGCCGGGGGTTTCTTGCGTTTAGGGGGTTCCTGTCTCCTGGTTTTCCCGTAGAGATAATAGAAGGGGCACAGTCCCGGACAGGTTGTAAGGGTTGAGGGCGATCAAGACCCGTTGACCAATAGGCGATACCCTGCCTGTCCAAAACTTGAGAAGGTCTGAGGCCACAAGCCTCGGGCCTTTTTTGTTTCCCGGTAGTGTGTTGATACTCGCTGGGGAGTAACCCTTCTGGAGACTTGTCATGTCAGAACCAACCGCACGCCACAGACTCCTTCGTCTTGCCTCCACCCTTCCGAAAGGAAGCGAGGAACGTGCGGAGGTCCTTTCTGTCCTTGCGAAGAAGGATCTCCCGGAGGAACTGAAGAAGCATCAGTTCACGGAAGAGGACAACCCTAATCCCAAGGGCAACGACAAGGACGGCGACGGTGAGACGGGCGAGGCGAGTCCCGTCCCAAAGAAGGAAGCCGGTTGTGACTCCCCCAAACTTCCCGATGCGCTGAAGGAACAGTGCAAGAAGAAGGAGGAGGCCAAGGAGTCTGGCGACAAGGACAGTGACAAGAAGGCCGAGAGCCAGGGCAGGGCAGCTTCTGAGGCGACCCTTCGTAAGGGCCTCATCCGCATGGCTTTCGAGATGCCCAAGGGTAGCGACGAGCGCAGGAAGATTCTCGAAGTGCTCCAGGGCTGATGAAGACACCGTCCCCAGCAAGGGTGGCTACACGACACCTCTTGGTTCAGGAGGCGCGGCACCGCTATGCAGCGGCTCTTCCAGATGAGCCAGTGGTGGGTGACATCCTCTACTCGAACTGGGGGTACGACCAGACCAACATCGACTACTACCAGATTCTCAAGACCACTCCGAAGCAAGTCGTGATCAAGCAACTCCTCCACAAGGTTGTGAGTACGGGTCGCACTGATGAGAAGATCATTCCCCTCAAGGGGAAGTTCGATTCGAGAGGGAAGACTCTCCGCAGAAAGTGGCGTCCTGGCTATAACGGCGGCATTGCGGTGAGCATCAACTCCTACTCCAGTGCGTATAGCTGGGACGGTCGTCCTAAAAGCCAAACAATGGCCGGGTTCGGCCACTGACAACAACCCCCTCTTGGGTAGTGTGCTCACTCGGAGGGTGTGGTGCTCGTAGCGGTTTCAGGGACAATCGGCGTTGGCAAGTCCACTCTCTGCGCGAGGCTTGCCGGTGAGACTGGTTTCTCTCTGATTCCAGAGCCAGTAGGGTCGAACCCGTACCTCGGGGACTTCTACAAAGACCCTTCACGTTGGGCGTTCACGGCCCAGATTTTCATGATCACTGACCGTTTCCGTCGGCAGCGGCATCTCGGTCGGCAAGAGGGCTATCTCCTGGACCGTTGTCTCCATGAGGACTGGGTGTTTGCCCAGGTGCTTCACGAGATGGGCCACTTATCAGACCGGGAATGGGCCACTTACTTGGGCTTGTACGAGTCCCTGATTCAGGTAGCCCCAGTTCCTGATGCGGTGGTGTACCTTCGAGTTACCCCGGAAACCGCTCTTCGTCGGATTGGGTCCAGGGGGCGTGGCTCGGAGTCAGCCATCTCGTTGAGCTACCTCTCCCATCTTCACCGGGTCTACGAGGAATGGGCTGAGACCATGGCTGCCACAACGACCGTTATGACATTGGATTGGGGTTCTTACGGGGATGCCGCTGGCATTGCGGAGCGGTTGTTCCCTACCGCAAAGAGGGAGGCACCTCAAGATTTGATGCTTCCATGACCGTCCATTCGGGGTCCTCGAACGGTTTGTATTGGAACATCTGAATCAGGGGCGCGTCAGCCTCAGCGACCCACTTGTACATCTCGTCGTCATAGAGGGCTTGGGGGTCTTTGATCCAAGAAGCTGGACGATGGGAGGCCCGGTTTTGCGCGGTCACCTCATTGACCTGTTCGAGGTCGAGGTTCATCACTGAGGCCAACCCTTCATAAAGGGTGGACGTGTTGAGGAACAAGTCAGGTCGTGGGGGCCTGCCGTAGCAGAAGCGGAAAGCCCAGCTACAAAGCCCCAAACCAGATGAAAGGTAGTCGGCTTCAGCACCGTGGTGCAGGTGCGGGTCTGGGTCCCAAATCAATGGAAAGGGGTCCGGCATCTCTTCGACATCCAGGGCATGAGTCATCCCGTATAGGAAGTCTTTGAACTCGGAGGAGCCGTTGCCCATGAGCTTGACGTTTTTCTGCTGCTGTTCGGAAGGGTACGCCCCTGAGATTGCCATGTTGTAAAGGGAGGCGTACCAGGACCAGGGATCTCGAACCGTTCCAAACAATGCCCGCCCCTTGAGCGCAGAAGACGGGATGGACTCGGCCTTGCCGTGCCGCTTGAGGTGGTTGATTTGGCCGAAGCCTGTCCCAAGATGCCTCAAGACCCGGTAGACGGACATGCCACCCGTTTTGGGCATGTGCCAGTAGGCGAGGTTGTGTGTGTGGAAGAGGGACACTTATGCGCCTTCGGTCCTGTACCGCTGAACCAAGGATTCCACGGGAGTTTCCTTTCCGTCGTCGTCTTCCCCAAGGAAGTCCTCTACGTCGAACTCCTCTGCTTCAAGCTCCTCGGCTTCATCCTCATCAGCAGTTTCCTCATCAGCAGTTCGCACCCCTTCGAGAAGGGCGTCTACTTCGTCCATGTCATCCAGGAGGTCTGATTCAGGCTCTTCGGGTTCCGGGTTCATGGCAGCCTTGAGGACGGCAATCGTCTCTTGGTTGCCTCCCATGACTTGATACTTGGTGTGGTCATTGAGCTTCGTGACGTCGATTCCGTGAACGAGGTGAGGCTCGGGATCTTCTTCAGGCTCTTCAGGAATGTCTTCGTCCGGGGACTGCAACCGGTCAGGTTCTTCAGGCTCTTCTGCTTCAGCGACCTCTGTTGTAAGGGCCTGTACTTCAGTCCAAGCAGCGATCTGTCCTTGAAGTCGGTCAGCGTGGCCCTGCAACTGCTTGAAGATGGCTTCCATCTGGGTGTCCAAGTCCTGGACTTGATCCAAGATCCCCGCCTCCTTCATAAGGGAGTCAACCTTGGCCTTACGGTCGGCTTGCACCGCTTTGAGTTGGTCCGGGAGAGCCTGAAGCTCGGCTTGCAGGGCCTGAACCTTCTCGGCAGCGGTTTGTTGGATGTCCATGTCAGCACCTTCCTGTCTTGATGAACGATACCCGCAGCCCGCTACTTCCGGTTCCCTCTACCGCTTCTGTTATGCGCCCCTGGTCATCTATGGCGATTGTGGGGTTGGCATAGGTGCCTGCTGTCACCGCCGTGTCCTCAAGGGTGAAGGTGGTTGTCCCAGCCCCATCGGTGATTTCAATCCCTGTTCCCTCTGTAAGGATGTTCGCTTCCGCAGCCGTGATTCGCCCTTGGGCATCCACGGTCACTTCTGCGTTTTGGTACGTTCCAGGTGTTACCGCTGTGTTTTCCAGGGATACCGTGACAGTAGTTCCAGCCCCTTCGTCAGTGATGTTTATGCCGGTGCCTTCTGTGAGCACACGCGCATTTGGAATGTCCCCATCAGCACTCAGGGTGACGTATTCAGCGTCCTCTGGAGCGCCCGATTCCCCTGCGGTTTCTCCGACATACCGGAAACCCACGACGTAGGGGTCAAAAGCTGCCGGGGCAATGCCCGTTTCAGCCCAGAAGTCGTTGGAGATGAGCAACAGGCCGTTGGCGTAGTTCCAAACCCAGCCTACGGTTTTGTTATCCCCTACCCCTGTGGTACCTGCGGTGGTTGTGACGAGAACGCCTGCCGCATCGGGGTCACCGTCGTAGAGTTGGATGGCGTAGCCGTTTGAGGGAGCACCCCCTGAAGCACCACGAGGGACAAGCTGCGGGAGGAGCCAGTTCTTCAACTGGCTTGATGTGGGGTCTCCGTAGGTTTCGTATGAGCACCACGTTGAATCATTGGTTCCAGCCACGAGGGTGAGTCGAACTGCGTCAGTGGGATCTGAAAGATCCTGAATCAGAGTGGGGTTGGCTACGGCGTTTGCCTGAGCTTCCGCAAGATTCGCAGCGGTGAGGGACCGCAGCGTGGACATCTGAGTCCACACCTGCTCCGCGTCCATGATGAACGTGAAGGGGAAGAAGGTCTCGTACCAGACCGCCCCTGAGTTGGCGTCGATGACGCCAGCCTGGATGGCTTTGGTGGTGAGGTTGATTCTTTCTTGGTTGGTGAACCCCATGAGTTCCTCCTATGCAGGCCCGCACTCTGCTTGGAACACCGCCATTGCCCGTACAAAGGGCATTTCAGGTATCCGGTAGACAGTTCTATGGCGGTATCCCAGTTGGACGGACACCGAGAACACTCCCTGTTGGAAGCGTACCTTCAAGAGTGCGGGTCCTTCCCATTCTTCTGAGCGGTTGACTACCGCCTTCTCAATGCCCCTGAAGTCAGCGACGTCAAAGGTGTGCTCATCCACGCAGGTGTCGGAGGAGGCCACCGCCAAGCGAACCGTCTGGTCCTCCTGGTCTACGGAAATATGTACTGGTTCCGGGAAGTTAGCTGCCATCTTGCTCTCAGATAAGGGTGGTAATCATGGAGTTCAGTTTGATTCCAGCATTTACGATCTCGACCTCTACGAAGAACCCCGTCTCGCAAGTGAAGCCACCAAAGGTGGCATTGATGGTGTTTCCCGAAGAGGAGGCTTCCCTGATGTGGCCGTCTGTTACGCCGTCATCGAAGGTGGCGAAGTTGTAGAGGCCCCCATGCAAGAGAAGCGGGGGTGCTGCGGGACCTGTGTTTCCACCGTTGGACGAGGCTCTTCTTCGGATGTAGACCTTGAGGTTCTCGTTGGCGAGGTCGGTAGCCGCGTCCGATAGGAATGTGCCTGCGAAGTTGAAGGTGAGGCTGGCCCTGTTCGTGGCAGGGGAGGGGTCCACCATGGTTCGGTAGTAGGCTACGGGTGCCCCCATCGCGCTGTAGTCCGGTCCTCCAGGATTGAAGGTAGTCCAGTTCGACTGGTCTGCTTCGTTGGGTGCCAGAAGCTGGCCCCCGTAAACCATCGCCTCGCCAGCCACGAGTGCGTTGTTGGAGTTCCAGTTCCCTGGAGCCGTCCCTCCGTTGTAGCCGCTGTCTTGGCGATAGCTCTCATCATCGAAGTAGTCAGCGACATCTGTGGAAGTCTGGGTGTGGGTGTCGATGACGATGGAGTCCGTGGTGGAGAGCACAGTCCCACCATTGGCCCAGGTGTCTCTGGGAAACGCGGATGCAGTGCCTGTGGCTGTGGTTTCCCGGTAGCTGCCTGAGTTGATCGCCCAGTTAGTCTGGGTGTAGGTCACGCCATCCACGTTCTCATCGTTGGTCCAACCCCCAAAGTTCGCCGCACCTGTGCCGAAGGGAGACACATTGAGGGTTGGCAGCCCGAAATCAGACGCAGTGATGCGGAGATTCTGGCTTGTCCTGGATGTGTTGCGGTTTAGCTGGTCGATCCCAGTGACGGTAATGGTGAACTCAGAGCCGATGTCGTAGTACTCCAAGCCGGACAGGTACCGGGTGACAGTGCTGCCAGGGGTTTCTGCCAACGTGACCGTCCCGCTGATGGAGGGGGTGGTGGGGTTGGTGTCCAGGAACACGGCGGTTTGGGTGTAGGTGTAGGGGCCACTTCCGTCGGTAGCGGAGTCCGGCGTCATGATCACTTCGACGTTGTACCTGCCCCCGTCAAGCGCAGCCGCAGTAAGGACGTTCTCTACTGCGGCTGCCACGGACATCTTTGCTTTTTGGCGTGCCGGGTAGATCGGGTCATCAATGCCGTAGCTTGAAATGGTGACCACGATGAAGCCTGAAGCAGAGGTGTGGGTGGCGTTCGCATCCAGAACCGGCGTCGTGTAGGTGTCCAACACCGTGACCCCGTCGGCATCGTAGACGTTGATTTCCGCTGAAGCATCGCCTCCAAACCCAGTCGTCGTGGAGGACGTGGTGAAAGTTGCGGAACTCTGAAGGGATGTGGAGTGGTTCGACCCGGCCCAACCCCCGGTGGAGAAGGGCACACCTTCGCCTCCGTGGGGGGTGGAAATCCGGGTCGTGCTTCGAGAGATGCTTTCGGAGACCGACTGGTTGCCGTTGTCTCCGTCGTTCGTGTTCCAGTGGCTGTCGTAAGAGGGGGGTGGGAGTGGAGGAATGTAAACGGTAGCAACACCGCCTACGTCGAGGACTTCTACGTCCACGCCTACAAAGTTGATGGTGGTGAAGGTGCCTAAGGCAACGCCTTCACTCTCTACATCAACCCCCCCACCCCCCGACTCAAAACAGTCTACGCCTTCTTCTACGACCGCTGAGACCCCTGTGGCGGGGTCCTCTCCTTCCATCACTCCGTAGAGCATGATTGCGGGCGTGAGGATGGCGGGGATGGTGACGGTGTACTTGTACCGTCCCGTGTCTCCCGCAACAGCCGTCATGGCTGTCCCAGCGACAACAACTCCTTGTTTGTCCCCT